TTGACTTACCTATTTTAGACATCTTTTTACCGATGCCCTCCATAGATTTAGATACTTCCTTAAATTTCTTATTGAAATCGGAAATATCTGCGCCTATCGCTACTTTTAATTCGCTTATTGTTGCCATACCTTTTTACCTTTAGATTCTACCAACTTCTTAAATTCGGTGGCCGTCATTCGCTTAATCTTCTTCACCAACAAAGGCGCATCTATTGAGAGTGGGATCAAATCCTTTCCTTTCTTCGTTTTCTTTGAGTTAGTGTTGTATATCATCGCGACTACTTCTCTAGTCTGCCGCCATTCTACCTCATCACGTAACCTAGCCGAATCCAAAGCCCAAAAGAACTCAACAAACGACATATACCAAAACTCGTTATAACTTAACCCAGCTTTTTTAGCTTCCTGTATAAGATAATCCCAACTTAATGGGGTATCGTCTACTTCTTCGCTTTTTTTTTGCTCGGTGCGTTGCTTTCAGCCATAGACTCGAAAGCCTTAGTTATTTCGTTTTGGTCGATGTCATCCATCCACTCAGCAACCTTATAAAAGTCAAAATCAATATCGTGACCAGCCATTTTAGCACCCTGAAAAAGACCAGCGAAAAGGACATTAATAATAGAGTTAATATCAGCATCACTAATATCGTTTAACTCATTAATGCCCTTTCCTGTTTCTTTGCAGAATACACTAGCTGCCAAAATACCGAACTTAAAAGGTCGCTTCTTATCTCCGATAAAAATAGTTGTCATAACTTCTTATATTATGCTACTGTTGCTTTAGCTAATGCGCCTGACCCTGTAAATTCTACATCCCAAGTAGCCACATCCTCTAAAGGAGCGTTTTGAGTTAAAGAAGCTACGTAAGCAGTTCCTGAGTACTCAATATCTCCACTTACATTTGTAGTGAAAGTTACTGTTGCGCTAGTTCTACCATTGATAGCATCAAAAGCTGATTCTGCTCCGTATGTTGAAGCGTAGTCCTGAAGTGCCGAACAAGACAAAGACCAAGAGCGTTGTCCTGAAATTACATCTTTCCATCCACCTGAAGATTTAGAAGAGCCATCAACTAGATCGTGGTCTAGTGTTAAAGTTGCGTCTGTTGCGTGGGCTACTGCTACTCCAGCCACCTCTACAATCAGACTTGTTGCATTAAAAATTGCCATAAGAATTGATTTTTTTTGTTTTTAAGTTCAATTCCTACTATCCGATAATGATACAAAAGTACTAAATTATTTATAAGTAATTACTTTATTTAATTATAAGATACAGCTACGCTTTATTACTGCATAGAGTAACCTAAAAGAAAGCATTAATTAGCACTTACCTACTGCGACCTCTTCTTATTTATTCGAGTACTTAAACTCTAGGCTTTTTGGCTCGTTTAGTAATAACCTTTCGGTATGCAGTTGCTTGTTGTTAGCGTGAAACAGAGCAAGACTTTCTAAACGTCTAAATATACTGAAGATTGCTTTTTTTATATCTAGTAGGTACAAACTGATAGAACCTATGGAGAACAAAAAACCCTGTCAGATTGCGGCTAACAGGGTTAAATGTGTACTCCAATACAGTTATGTAGTGGCTTATTTCTTTAACCGATTACCGCAATTAATCGAAGTTCTATTGAACTGACGCAAATATACTAATTATTTTACCTCTTTTAATATTTTCTTTAATTCCTTTAAATACTTAGGCTTTTCATTTTCTGCCGCTGGGTTTAAAAATGGGTAAGCTTTGTTTGTGCTAGTGCCAAATTCAATATAGGGAGCGTATTTTACTTCTGACCCAACCTCTATACTTAAACCGCTAGTAGATTTAAACAAAGTCCTAATACTAGACCTTAAACGCCCTGTGTCGACTTGTACCGCTTTCTTTGCTGTTGTCTGTATATTAAGCCCCGTTTCCTCAACCAAAGCGACTATCTGCCCTCTTTTGGCTAAGTTGTATTTAATAAGGTCTTTTTGCGCTTTGTCTAACCCTTTTAACTCTACCTTAATACTCACGTTTTAGAGCAAATGAGTTTAACAAAGTGGTTTTCTTCATCTACCGTCAGCCAGTTATGTATCTGATATTCATTAGTCAAATAAACCAAAACATAATCACCGATATTTGTAACTATATTGGCGTTATATCTGATAGTTACCTCCATAGAAGTAGCTGAAAAATCTCTGCCCTCTTCTAAATTACGTTTAGCAGATAAAGGCTTAACCATTCCCCATATTACAGTATCAGCAGTACTATCATCAGTTACGAATCCTGTACCATCTGTCGATTGAGTTTTAGCCCTTATGGTAACTCTTTTATTTAGCTTACCGCTGTTCAAATCGCTGGTGTTCTGTACCCGTGAAGTAATGCTTTAGCCTCGTTGCTTAAAGTGCTGACAGGATTAGCCGAAATGTTACCTCTGTGATCGTAGTTAGTTTCAACAGTCTTTAAAATAGCCTCTTTTATAGGTTGTGGAATGTCTGTTGAGGCAGCACCATAACCAGCGACATAAACGACTTCCAAATCCCACGCACTCATCGCCTCGTTTTTAGATGTTCCGCGAGGGTTCATCACTCCTGACGGCTCTAGGTCTAGGCTATAAGTATCATAACCCATAACATAGTAGTCGGTATCTTCAACCAATAAAGCACTTTCCGCTCTTCTTTTACGTGTTACGCTTGTAACGCTTTGATGAGGCCCATAAGGTAGATAAACCCTGTTATCGTAGTTCCTCCAATACGCTGTAATAGTTTGAGTAATAAGAGCCTTATTTAAGTACTGCTCTACCATCTCCCTAGCTGATTTTATCTGTATAGTTAACAAAGTATCATCATCACTAAAATCTATTTTAGAGAATAGCTTAACCTCTGCCGCTGTTACAGGCTCAACGCTTGGGGCTGATGTTATGGTTTTACTTATCAGATAACCCATCGTCAGATAAATCTACTTTCTTTTTACCGAAAGGCTTAACAGCTTTTTTCTCCTTTTTAGGGGCTTTCATAGCGTTGCTAATCTTCTCAAGTTTCTTAGCCCATTCTTTAGAGGCTTCGAACTCTGTACCTTTTGGGATAATTCCATTAACTGCTTCAGGTCTTTTTGCCACTATATCAATTAGGGCTATCATTTTAACGCTCATTACTTCTTGGATTTAGTTTTTCTTTTAGCCTTTTTAACAGCCTTTACAACCTCTTTAACTTCCTCTTTTTTAGCTTTGAAGTTATCAACAGCTTTTTTGAGTTTAGCCTTTGCCTCTTTTACAGGAGGAAGCACAGCTTTACCATTCTTTGTGAAATGGTTTAATAACTCTTCAGGAATCTCTATTAAATCACCCTTTTTAACTAAACCTTTACCAGCATCAAAAGGCTTGAGGGCGAGTACTTTTATCATCTTTATCATTGTAGATAGTTTTTACAAAAGTACAAAATTTTCGTTTATCTTCTTCCGCTTGTTGGAGTAGTTCGGTTTTGCGCTGTAATATGTGTTCAATTCTATCATTGTAACAATTATCATATTCCATAAAATCAGTTATTACCTCAGCCCAATCATTAACATCGTTCCTGTCTGTAATGGTGTAAGTTTTATGACCCCCAACCTCTTTAAGTCCTAAAGTATCTGAATGAATAACAAGTAAACCGCTTACAATAGCTTCAGCGGCAACCCTCCCCCAACTTTCATATTTACTAGGAACTATAACCATCTTGCTACTCTCGTAAATCTTCGCCATATCTAAGCCGTGAGGTCTTACTATTACATTATCAGGTTGTGGGAGTATCTGCTGTTGATAACCTCCTAGAATAGCTTGAAATGTGTATTGTGGTAATGCTTCGGCAATCTTTTGTAATATCTTACCGCCTTTATTCTCATTGATATTAACCATTGTGATAAATTCGCCCTTTGGTTTTAGGTCTTTGAATCTATCGTAGTTAATAATAGGTCTACAAATAACGCTTTTACCCTTGTAAGGGAGTTTTTTAGCGCACCACTCTGAGTTATAAACGACATTAATCCAGCTATGAGTTCTCACAGCAGACTGTTCATAGTCGTTATGTACTATGTAGATAAGAGGCTTTTGATATTTACGACATTTATTAACAGCCATACCGATACTACCTAAATGAGTTATCACCAAATCACAACCCTTGTAAAGTACCTCTACCATTGATCGATCAAACAAATTAACACCCTCATACTCTGTAACGCTGGGATTATCTGCAATTACCCATACCTCGTGGCCCTCATCTACTAGCAATTTAAGATAATCGTGAAGCATTGTTTCACCTCCGCTCCATTGGTCGGGTAAATATTTTGGCGTTTGGGCTAGTATTTTCATTTGTAAACATTTCTATCATTGGAAATAAGACCTTTTCTAGCGTAGCCATTAGCTTTATACTCGTCAACCCTAGACCAACAAGCCCCATCTAAATTAGTGTTTGTTATGCCTGTTATTCTAGCACATTTTAAACCTTTTTCTTTCATCGCTTTCTCTTGGTATCTCTGAAACCCAAAGAACCTATCAGAGGCTTTCATTTCTTCAAGAAAACAATCTACTCTGTGAATGCCTAGCGAAGAAGTAAAAGCAAAGTTTTCATCAATATTATACTTGCCTATTACGGGTAAAGTAGTGCTTTCTTCAATCATAGCAGAAACATATCCTTTCGCCTCCATAATTTCAACCATCTCCTTAATAATACCGTTAGGCATCAGAATGTCGTTAGCCATAGCGTAAACATATTTTGCTCCAATCTCTCTAGCTATTTCAAAGGCTTTATTAAGTTGCCAAATGCTATTCCCTACTTCTCTCTGCTCAAGTAAATCAAAGCCCTCTAACGTGTTTAAATACTCCCAAGTGCCGTCAGTAGAGTTATCATCTCCACAATATAAATAAGCCTCTCCATATTCCCGACAAACATCAATAGTTTGAGGGGCTGTTATTTCTACATATTCTCTCCTGTTGTGACAGGGGTATGATACTACTACTTTCATTTCATTCTCTTTGCTGGTGTTCCTATATAAACTTCATCAGTTAAAATGTCTTTTGTAACTGTTGAACTCATCCCTATTTTAGCCCCTTTAGCGACACGTTTTCGATTTCTGATAGTAACGCCCAGCTTCAACATAACTTCATCTTCAATAACAGCATAACCGCCAACAATTACACCTGTTGACAACTCACAATTATTACCTATCTTCGCATCGTGTCCGATATGAGAGTGAGCCATAATTATATTACTGTTACCTATAAC